CTTTGGGGATATGATAGACATCAAAGACATATCCGGCAACATTCGTTTTTCTACTCCTATCAACGAAGGTAGTAAAAGAAAGTTCCAGCTAATGAGTTCTGATTACATTACTCTCAAGTTCTCATTAGCTGAACCTGTCTACTTTCAGCTCGGGGATTACATTGATGACGAAAATATTGGCATGTTTGAGCTTGTAGACTTGTACAAGCCCACCTATAATTCTACGAGCGGTGGTTATGATTACGAACTCCGGCTGGACGCCTACTACTGGAAGTGGAAAAACAAGAAGTTTTTCTATACTCCGGAGAGTACCGGTCGCGAGGCGAGCTGGAACCTGACAGCCACTCTTGACGTTCATCTTAAAGTCTTCCTTGATAACCTGAAATCACTCGGATACAAATATAGAGAAGAGGATTTTAAATATGAGATTGACACTACGGTTGAAAACACTTCCAAGCTCGTTTCGTATGATAGCGTAAACCTGATTGATGCCCTTACCCAAATGGCGGAGACATGGGAGTGTGAATGGTGGATAACTGATAAGACAATTCATTTCGGACGTTGCGAATACAGCTCTCCCGTAGATTTCAAGGCCGGAGATTTGACAGATACTGAGGATGTAAACGTAAGCTCCATGCAGCGTAGCGATAGTCAGACGGTTTTCGCTACTCGTGTTTATGCCTTTGGTTCAACGCGAAACATTCCTTCTACTTACCGTAAGAATCTTATTTTTGATGTCAAGCAGGCAAACGGTAGGGAAATATCCGATACGGCAAGACCGCTTGATGTAAAGTATTTCCCAAGTCGCGTCGTTCACAAAGAAGAGTATCCGGTAAAGGAAAGTATAGGTAGTGGCAGTTTTACTGCATCTTATGTAGAATGGACGCATGACACTGATATCGTAACTTCGTTACCTGCAGGAGATTATAAGGTTTCATCAGGAGAAGGCATATCAATTAATGTATCCACGGTTATTCCTTCAATCGGATCAGGACGTTCTTTTCTTCCTGCCGGTGATTATGTTTTGAGGGCATCTTATGTCTATAAATTATCTGGTGTAACTAAAGAAGTTTCTATAGGTAATCAAACGGTTACCTTATCCCAAGAGCAGCAGTACGAAGTCTCTGCTGTGTTTGCTGTCGCTTCTTCTTTGCAGATTGAAGGGAATGCTACTGATTTAAAGATCAGGATATACGCACATGTCCCATCCCGTGAATCCTCTATTCTGAATGATTCTTTCTCGGCTTATGTTTCGTATGATATAACTCTATTCAAAGGATCGTCGGCAGATGCTACAGTGACCTTTCTTTCCGGACTAAATTCGGGTAAGACATTCTCCTGTGTATATAATCCGGACCATTTAATCGGTGATTCCGCTAACGTAATACAATTGCCTAGCGGAGTAACGGCCTCGCTCGGTGATAGATATACAATTGACAACATCATTAAGGGAAAGGTTCCTGACAGCTACTTTAGCAAAGATGACAAGGAGCTTACTTTAAATGGTGTGGTCCAGAAACGTCTTATGCTCCCGGAGGAAGTTCCTTATGTGGATGCTTACCGTTATAGTCCTACTGGAGAACGTATATACATTGGTGAAACTCATTATGATGACAATAATAATGTGGAGATGTCGCAGGAAGAAGCTGTAGAGGGAATTGTCATCTTTGAAGATGAACATCCCAAATATGTCGGCACATTATCAAATGTAACATACCGGGAGGAAGATGAACTTGACGAGGACGACAATCCAACCGGAGACAAGTATCGTATCTATACGTTCAAGGATGCAGGGTTGAAGAATTTTACAAATGACTTCCGGCTGGACGGAGAAAGTTTCCGCTTGACCTTTCAGACGGGCAAACTCGCCGGCCTGGACTTTGAGTTACTTCTGCAGGAGAGTGATGATTCCGGTACCACTTTCGAAATTGTGCGTAATGAGGATTACGGCCGTTACCTTCCTGATGACATTTTGTTTCCTGCTGATTCTGACACATATGTTCTTTATGGTTTTGATACGGCTTATGTCTCAGAAGAATTGATTCCGGAGGCCGAAGATGAGTTATTGAAAAAGGCAAAAGACTATGTCAAAAAGTCTATGATTGATCCTTCCACCTACGATTGTGATATGGACCCTGAGTTCATCTATAATAATGAGAATATTATCACCTATGAGGTGGGAGACAAAGTTAACCTGATCAATAAGGCTTTCTTTCCTAAAAGCAGACAATCCAGAATAATTGGTTTTGAGTGGCCGCTGGATATTCCTTACGATCATCCAATTTATACGGTTGGAGAGACTGCCTCATATTCGCGTATAGGCGAGATAGAAAGCAAACTTGATTCTCTTACATACAAGGGACAGGCATATACCGGTTCTGTGTCAGGAAGTGGAGGAACGAGTATATATCTCATCGGTTTGAATGACAAGACTGTTCCTACGGATCGCAATACATTTTCGGCAAAAAGAATTATTGATGAGATTGAACGTCGCTCCCTTAGCAGCATTGAAGATGACAAAGCAGAAGGATTGATAACTTTCGGTAAGGGATTTGTGTCGGAAGGATTTTCTGCAGCTAACGGTGGCCTTGTAGTTCGTGGCGGAGAATTGATAGAAGAAGTTGAAGATTCATTGATTGAAGAATTAGAATAATATGGCAATACTAAGTAACGGTAAGTTCTACGGATTTCTTTGTTCTGTGAAAGCGACAGGACGTAAGTTGTCGAACGGCGTAAAGGAATACGTCGAAGACTTCGTGTCCGGATTTGCCGGTCATGGATGGAAGCTGTGGGAGTATATCAAGGGTAAATGGAAACTGGAGATAGACAGTCTCGTTGTTCGCGAGACAATGGTCGTTTTTGAGCTTCTTATTCAGAAGATCCGCGCGGTGAAGGGTGCACTGGGTATCACTCAGGCATGCGGTCGTATAAAGACTGCCACGCTGGATGAGTCCGGACAAAACTGGCTGGTCACCATAGAGGATGAGATGTCTTTTGTCGCACACGATTTCATCCGGTGCCAGGATTGGACGAATGGTACCCTTAAAGGCTATTGGGTCGAGATAGCCGAAATACGCAAGATTGACGGTGTTGATACAATCGTCATACCTGTCAGTGAGTTCACCGGCGGTATAGGTTACACAGACGGCATGGAGGCTGTTGATCCGGCATTGTCGGGTATGACTACTCCGGCTGTCAGTGATGAGATTGTCCAGTTCGGTAACTCGAAGGATGTAAATCGTCAGAGTGCGATCTATTTGCATGCCGATGAAGGTGGACAGCCTGCAATCGATATTCTGTTTGGTATCAACAGCAAGAGTTTTGCCGGTTGTACGAAAATCCGTATGGGCGGTGATATTCCCGGAACAGACGGGCTTAAGGGTTTCTATTGCGAAAATGGTATGATCAAAGGTACAGACTCTAAAGGGCATGTCGTTTACTGTATCTATCCGGACGGTACTGCTGAGTTTGGAGACGGATCAGCCCGATTTGCTACAGATAAATCCGGTCACATAGCCGGAGGTGCCATTTCGTGGTATTGGGACGCATCGAAAAAAAAATATGTGTGCTCCATGAAGGGAGTGGTCTTAACGTGGGATAATCTGGACGAGGAAACAAAGGAAAATCTCAAGGGCGAACCGGGTAAAGATGGCCAGGACGGTACGAATGGTACTGACGGCAAAGACGGTACAAGCCTCATTTTTATGGGGGAATTCTCTTCTGCTCCGGCAAATCCTCAGAACGGATACTGGTATCGTAATACTACCGACAAGAAATGCTACGTATACCAGGATGGCGCATGGTATGTGATGACTGAGGATGGTAAGAATGGTCTTGACGGAGAAGGAAGCATCTCTGCTGATCTTGACGATGAAATGCAGTCTGTAGCTTGCTCTCTGGACGGGACGGTGGTATTCGGTTTACCTGTCACAACAACATTCTCTATGTTCTACGGAACAACCGAGCTTCCTCTTGATTCTCTTTCTGTAGGCAGCATCACAGGCGTGACAGCAACGGCTGATCGTAGCACAGGGATAGTTAAGGTAACAGCTATTACTGCTGCGGTGGCTGATGTAATTCGTATACCCATAACGGGACGGGTAACATACAAAGGTTCTCAGTATGAACGTACCCTGCATTTATCGATAAACAAAGTGAAGCCGGGGGAGAATGGAGAGGATGGGACTGACGGAACAAATGGTCAGAACGCGGTCATTTACTCGCTTCAGCCATCGACCAATATCATAAAGAGAGATGCTGACGGGAACAGTGATGTCTCGAATATATCCTGCCGGGTGATGAAGACCGACGGAGCTTCTACTGTCGTATCCTCTCTGCCAGTTGGCTACTCAATGGATTATATTATAGACTCAGGAAATGCGACTAGCTATACTCCGGATAAGCAAATATCCGTCTCCGGGATAACAGATAAGATACAGTTCCGGCTTTACAATGAAACATCGGGAGTAGTACTGATCGACCGCGAAACGATTGCTGTTGTCTCAGACGGGAAGAAGGGGCTTGACGGTATAAATGGTGAAGATGGTAAAGACGGGCTCAGTATTACGTGGAAAGGGGATTTATCAAGCGCTCCTGCCAATCCTCAAAAAAACTGGGCTTATCGCAATACCAGTAATGGTATCGTCTATATCTATAACGGCGCTGCTTGGGAGTTGATGGTTGCGGACGGTCAGGACGGAACAGATGGTACTGACGGCACGGATGGCCTGAGTGTTTTCATTACATACCATGACAGCGAAGATGAACCATCCCGTCCGACCGGAAGCGGGACAAGCGGAGGATGGCACACTAACGCAACAAAAGATGTTGTCTGGATTTCTCAGAAGGTCGCTTCAAGCGCTTCTTCCGGCACATGGGGTGATCCTATACGATTCAAGGGATTACCGGGTAAATATACGGAGCTACGGTATAAGCATGCTTTCGGAAAGCCTGCTACGCCTACCGGTGCAAATCCGGCAGGATGGTCCCTTTCTCCGGATCGGGAGGATATTACCTTCTCTTATTCGGGTAACTTTACAAAAGACGGTGATTACTATGTCTCTCCATCTCCTACATCTCATTCCTCGACATACAAGCAAAGAGTGTCGTTTACGACAAGAAGAGCTAATCAGATGATACATATAGAGATTGATGTATCATCTGAGCAGAACTACGACAAAGGTATCGTAGAAGCCCTTGATACATCATATAGCAGTTCCAACGAACATGCCTGGGAGGGAAGTGGAGTAACCAATGTGGTGGTGGATATTGCAGTGCCTACAGCCGGCAGTCACTTTGTTGAAATTGTATACACGAAAGACAGCAGCACAAGTAGTAACGAGGACAGAGTCAAGTTTCGTATGCTCGATCCTACTACCTGTTGGTATTCCACTGCAGTGATTGATGGTAAAACAACTCCTTCCTGGAGCGAACCTGTCATATTCCCAACGGACTCCAAGACCGAGGAGCAGGTTTACCTGCTTGCAAAGTCTAAGCGTAATGTTATTGACCTTCCGGCATCCAACGAATATGTTAACGAATACATTGGTGATGCTCCTGAATACAGTAGCTCAAAATTCTATTCGGCAGGTAACATAGTAAAATACAATGATGTATACAAGGTAGCTATTCAGGCGCATTCGGGGATTGTTCCGACTAATGAAACATACTGGGAAGATGTGCTCTGGTGGGTGGATAATCCTCGTGGAGCATCGGAAACTTATCCTTATGAGTACACTTGTGAGCGTACTCTGCAAGATGGAAAGTGGGGAGAGTATAAGAACTATCGTCTCTTTGGTCATTACGGGAAGGATGGTAAACCGGGTGAACCTGGTATTCCGGGAGAGGACGGAAAAGACGCGAATCTACTCCCTTGGGTCGAACAATGGAATAATAATAAGACAGAGATTGACGGGGAGTATATCGTATCCCCAAAGATGTTTTCTGGTACGAAGGATAGCAATGGTAAACTGACCGGAGTTGCTATTGGTCGAGATTGTATCACAGTTGACGGAGAAAAGCGTACCGGAATTTTCGCACTGGTTGATAATGAGATAGTCTTTGAACTTGATCCGTTAACTAAGAAGTACATATTCAAAGGAACTATTGAGGCCGATGGTGGGAAAATAGCGGGCTTTAAAATTGAGGGTGATGCGCTTTCTTCTCTAAATGAGAATGGATCAATCTTAATTGAAGAGGATGGTGTTCATTTCCTTCGCATAAATGAGTATGGAATGAGAAATCCTGCTGCTGCGCTACTTTCAGTAAGAAATGACAAAGGATCTGCTGTGAGTCTTAGTGGAGGTTCGGGTAAAGACGTATTAAGTATTCTTGGTAATGGAGCATCTAATGCGATTTCAAGCGCTGGATCGCATGAATTTATTCAGAGAAAAGGCGAAAAATGGAATGCTCCGGGAGCGTTATGGGCTGGACGCATCACAGGAGCAGGTGGTATATCAAACAGATGGGGGGATGGGTGTTATATGAGTGTCAGCAGGACGGATACAGGTAACTATGTCTTTCGGCACGATTTAAATCATACTGATTATTTTATAATAGCTACAGGGGTAAATGAAAATTGGACTATTTGTATAATATCCGATAAACAGTCCAATACTTTTACAGTAAAGACATTTCATAAAGACCAGGGATGGATTAATAGTGCATTTGAGGTCGTAGTTATAGGAAGGAATAAAACGGCATAATATAATAACTTATGAAAATAGACTTAAAAAAATAACATATATGCGAGTAAAAGGAACGATAATTAAAACAGTCATCTCCATCGACCTTCCTTCTGGATTGACGATGGACGATATAGACTTCTCATGCCGCTTCTTTGTCTATTACTGTTCGAATGCGTCACAGATAATAAAGAAGTCTGAGATGATCCGCGTCAATGAGAATAGCTACACCTGCTACATAGACACAAAGATAATCGGATCGGGGGAAATCTGGCTGGAGACTACGGCTTACCTTCCTGACTCCGACTATGAAGGCGAAACAAGAGTAGAGGTAGATAAGATGAATACCGGTATAAAGACAGTGTAAAATGGGATGCATATCTGTACATATCGAGGCTGTCAAGGGCATTGGAAATGTCTCGGCCAAAGCGGATGAGATGAAGGTTTCCGCTTCGGCAACGGGCATGAAGGTGTCGATAGGGGTTGTCTGTGATGTTGGTAAACAGGCTTATTTAAAAGTTGACCCTGATTACATATGGCTGATGCCTTCGAACAACTTTGAGGATAATGTCGATGTGTTGTCCAATGTGGTATGGCATGCTGTGCAGGAAGAATGATATAGTTAATTGAATTGTTTTATTTAAATTTTGTATTATGGCAAAACCTAGTTGGTTAAAGTTAAATCCGTCTACCGGATCAGGTAACGGGACAATTGCAAATAGCGCAGACGCTCACACAGGGCGTACTGCCCGTACAGGAACAGTAACGGTGACCGGTGTCGGTGTATCCACTCCTTCGACCTATAAGGTAACTCAGTCACCGAAGTCTGAGTTTGCTTCCTTTGATAATGGTTCTGAGATGTCTGCTCCTAAAACAGCAGGAACAGTGACCGTCGAGGGTAAAACAAACTCTTCGAAATTGACGTTTGCGTGGGCGGGAAGCGTAACAGATGTAACGTTGCCTACAAAGTATAGCGCGAATGGAACTCAGACTAACAATGCGGCTACTATTACCGGTGACCCGGGGGCTACTGCGGAATTTCCTTTCTCTATCGAGTTGGAATTTCCTAAAAACGATACTATCGAAGAGGTCGTTAGAACCTTAAAGGTAACAGCGAATGGAGGACAGGCTGCTCAGATTGCTATCAAACAGGCTGCCGGTGATGCTACATTGTCTGTTTCTCCGACGGAAATTATTATTCCTCAGAGTGGATCTGCTGTATCCGTCAATGTTACGTCTAACACTTCTTGGACTGCCGCATAATGAGCATGCAGATTCCTTGGAAAGAAGGAAAAGGCAACATCGTTATCACTCCCGGTTCAAATGGAACCGCAAGCGTGTCAAGCGATGTTGCCAACGAAGGACTCGACAGGGAGCAGACTGTTGTGTTTAGGACAACTAATAGTGGAGTACAGGCATCTGTCTCCACTACCATCTCCCAAATAGGCAAGAGACAGGCATTTGCTGTTGCTGAAGGACGTTTCTTGTTGTCAGATGGAAGTACGTTTAATGTGATTAAAAAAGAGTTTGCATGAGTGATTATAATAGCGGATTTACAGGGGATAGAGTTGTAGAATTGCTGAACATGATTCCCGACTTGGCAAAGGCAGACTTGTCTAACGCTATGACTGTATCCTTGGGCATGAACGGATATGCTAAGTTTAATAATGGTTTATTGATTCAGTGGGGATACAAGTCAAGCTCAAGCAACGACACCTATGTGTATTTACCACTATCATTTTATAATACCAGTTATGTTCCTGTGATTACCTACTACGAACCGGGCAGCGGTATGAATGTTGTTTCTGGTTTTATAATATCGGTAGGTACAAACC